CATTTTTAGCTCTTGCTTGTTGAGCTCTAAATATATTATCTTGTGCTTGTAATATATTAGTTGGACTAGTAGATTTATAATCTTCCATAACATCAATAACATCATCTCTAGTTTCTGATAAAGCTCCTATTTTAGTTACTTCAGAGGTAATATTTCCAGCAAGTCCCGCTAGATTTGTAAAAGTATTAAAATTAACTTGAGAACTTATTCCATCACTTACATCTGTAACAGGCTTAGATATAAAAGGAGATAGTTCCTTTTTAATTATATTTTGATTTGCTTCTATTGCATTCTTTGCCATATCTTAGTTTTCCTTTTTAAGTTCTTCCTGTTGTTTTAATTCTTTAATTTTAATTCTTTTTTTCCATTTACCAATTTCTAGTAATCTTTGTTCAATTATTGAATGTACAGGACCTGTTGAGTCAGTTTTAAGGTCTATTAGCATTGATTCAAATTCATTTAATTGTCTTTTATTTGCATCAGGTAACATAGTACTTATCATAGTTATAAGAGAAGGTTTACCTGTTTCTTTTTCTACTCTCATTTCTAAAGAATGAAGTTGTTTACTTAACTCTGGAAGAGCTAAATTAGGTATTTCAAACTCGTATGATAACTTGCTAAGTAAAGTATGTCTAAGTTGATTACGTAATATAAATCCAGAGATTTCTTCTCCAGTTTCTGGGTCTATTTCAGTATAGTTATTTGTAAGTCTATAATTTTCTTGAGCTATTAAACTACGTTGTAATTCTGTAAACATAGAATGGAATTTTTTAACTTCATCTTTAATTTTTTGTCTGTCATTTGGAACTTTTTGTACAACTTCATAAAATGTATCTTGTTCTTTTGTTCTTACTCCAAATAACTGAGCTAAAGCTTCTTTTTTATTAATTTGTAATACTAAATCATTACCACTTTTAGTAAACATTGTACCATAACCTTCTTGAAGATTAGACTTTTGTTGATTATTTAATCCAGAAATTATTGGAGCAATAATTCTTGGAAGAGCATTCCAAAGTTCTTCTTCAGTTAATAGTCTTGTGTTATAATACATTTGAAAGTTTTCTAACACTTTATTACTATTTTTTAATAACATAATTAAAGGAAAATTCAAATCACTTTGACCCATAGAATCTTTTGTACCTGTTAAAAGGTTATAACCTTGATTTATTAACTGTATACCTACTAAAGGATTACCAGTTTGTCCTAGAGGAGACACAGATTTAGATAGATTAATATTAACTTCCAAAGATTCTAAACGATCCTCATATTCTTTTTTAGTAAGTTCTTTTCTATCAAAAGCTCCTTTTAAATTTTCAGCCATTCTTATATAATCTTCGTTATCTTCAATTCCATAGTTTAAAATAGAGTTAGCAAAATAATTTGCTAGTCCTCCTTCAATTGATTGTTTATTTTCTTTTATAAACTTAAAAAGTTCTTTTCCTTTTTGAGATGTAAAACTTTCTTCATCATATTGATCTGTAAAACTTAGTAAGTAGTTTGTAAATACAAGCCCAGCTGTACCAAAAGCTACGCCTTGACCTATAAATAAACGTCCTCGTTGTGATCTATTTAATATAGATGCTGAAGACTGAGTAGTAACATTTAATAACTTATTCATTATTGATGCAAATTTAGCTAATACACCCATAAAACCTGGTTGATAACCCATTTGTCCAGGACCTGTTTGTGAACCAGCTATTTCCCAGCCAGCCTTTGCTACTAATTGAACATTAGTAGGATTTTTTAAATACTCTGCAGCCATAGGTAAATCAGTACTTTTATTTCGTTCTAAAAGAATTTCAGCAGCTCTTTGAAAAAAGAATACCCGTTGAAGTGTTTCCCAAAAATCAAATCCTATTGCTCGTGTACCACCTACTACTAAATCTTTTGCTTTTCCTATAGGTGCTATAGTTTTTTCTACTTTACTAGGACTAAATTTTGTGCCTTCAGAACGATTGCCAATAGCTTCTACCATTACATTCATAGATGCACCTACAAGTAGTTGTGATTTTTGTAGTGCTTCATACTTGCCTTTAAAATTAGTAAACTCACGTTTAAATCCTGGAACTTTTGCAAGACCATCTACTGTTTTATTTATAATTGCTTGAAGAACAACTGTAGTTGGAGCACCTTTTTGTTTAGCAAAAGCAGGACTATCTATCATAGTTTGCATCATTGTTAATGCAAGTTGTAAAGTAGTTTGAAAGGCTCTATGTGGATTACCAGCTTGATAAGAGGCTACTTGAGTTGTTTGAACAATAAACTGTCTTAAAACATTAAAAGCAATAAAAAAAGTAGCTACTGAAGAATTAGCAATATTAGTAAAAGATTTACCAGTAATTCTTCTAGTTGCTTCTAAAACAGCATTATCTTCTACTAACCATTTTGATTTTACAAACTCTTTACCTATAATTCTACTCATAAGCTCAATACCTGCATTCATACTGTTTTCTAAAGCTCCTAATCCACTTTCTGTAATATCACTAGTTTTCTCCATTACAAATGAAAGACCTGCTTCTCCAGCAGAACTTGGATTTGACATTATATTTTTATATTTAAGTATGTTATAAGCTGCTGCATATGCTGCTTTATTAGATAGATCTGCACTAAACGTAGATTTAAAAACACTTAAAGAGGGCATTTCTCCTTCTATTAAATACTCAGGAAAGTCTCTTTTAAAAGCTTCTTTCAATGCAAAATCATAAGAATTAGTAAGGTTAGCTCTTGCTGCATTTTGAAAGTTTTCAAGCATAGCTATTCCAGGGTCTTCAATATATTTATGGGTTAAATCTCTTTCTGGCAAATGCTCACTTCGTTGTTTAGTTGCTCTAATTGATAGTTCATAGTTTTCTGCTATTGAAGTTAAATCTCTAGAAGATTCTACACCTGATCGATGAGTAATTTCATATCCCGGAAATTCTTCTTTTAATAAAATTGTTGTTTCTTCAACTTCCTTTTTACTATTAGCAAGACCTACAACTTCTTTATATTTTTTAAATAAAGTTGTACCAAGTAGATTACCTTTGTTATCTTTAGTAGTAGCATCAATTAACTGACCATCAACAATTATTGATGTAGGTTCTTTTTCTAGAAAATATAAATCTCGATGCATAATATGATTCTGTCCTTCATGAAAAGCTAAAGGACTTCCTGGTAATACATCTATATGATATTTAATTAAATCAACAATACCATAGTTAACTATTTCCATAACACCATTACCTAAGTCTATAGATTTAGGATTAAGATATTTAACTAACTGTTTTCCACTAGCATCATAGTATCTATTCTCTGTAATAACTCCTTCTATATTTCTTTGAATATTATGACTACCATGCATATAAGGAACTATGTCATTTAATTCTTGATCCCAAACTTTAAAAACAACTTCTTCTGCTAATGGTTCTGTTGCAGGTAAAGTGTCATTAAACATATCAGGAGTATTTTCTTTAATTACAGGTACATTTTGTTGAATAGTAATTTGTTTTTTATTCATAACAAAATTACTTTCTATTGGTTCTATATAAGGATACTTTCCAGTCTTAGCAAAGTCAGTATTACTATAAAGTCCTTTAGTAATACCCTGATTAATTATACTTTCTCTAAGAACTTTATTACTAATGCTCCAATTTAAATCACTTAAAGCTCTTGCTGTTATATACCCTCTCCAGATAGCATCAAGAGCATTTGCTTCTCCTTCAGTAGCTATATTCTTAGACCTAAATAAATTAAAAACTTCGGCTCTACTTAGTATTTTATTTTTTCTAGACCCTGCATCAAGAGCATCTGTTACAAAAGAACTTAGAGGTATGCCTCCTTCTTTTAAAGAAGAGATTGATTGTAATCCTTTTTTATAGGCTCTAGTTATAGCAGTAAATTGATCTGACTTATAAAACTCACTTCCTATCATCCATTTTGGAACAAGACCTCCTCTAGATATCCACCAATCAGCATCTAAAAGACCAAATATACCTCCAGCATCATTCTCTATAATAGCTTTGCTAAGTTTATTAGATGTTAAAAAACTTCCTTGAGGAGAAATAGCCATGTTACCAAAGAGTTCTACTGGTATTGGATCATATATAGTTTGATAATCCCATCGTATAGTAATACCATCTCCACCTAATTCTGCATCAGTTATGTTTTCAAATTGATCACGAGTATAAGTTATAGGACCTCTTGCAGGGTAACGATGACGTTCTATTGTAATTACAGGGTCTATAACATATTGACCATCATAAGAAGCTTTTATTATAGCATCTTTTACATAGTCATACTTTGCTATAGCTTCTTTAGTATTATATATTAAAGATGTAGTTGACTTTCCATATCTAGCAAGAAAACGCATTCCATAGGCAGTAGCTCCTACAGTTAAATTACCAGTTTTAACAGGAAGTAATTCATTTATATGCACTGGTGAAAGAGTAGGAAAATAAGTAGCCCCTCTTAAATTATTTTGTATTTTATTAACTAAAGCAACTTCTTTTAATCTTTGTTTTATATTAGTAATAACAGGATTAAAATAAGTATCAGAAACCATAATTTCAATTGGACGTACTAAATCTCTTAGTTTAGTATGTAAAGTTAAATTAGCAGCTAGATCACCTTCAATATATTCAATAGGATTAAATACAAAAGTAGCTAAAATATCTGTAGGCTTTGTATTAAAAAATGTACCTAGATTACCTCCTTTAACTTCAACACCAGATTTAGTTCTAGCTGTTTCTCCTAGTATAGCCATAGCTATATTACCACCTAATTCTGCATTACTTACTATTATATTATTTAAAGCTCCACCTTTTTCAACTTTAGGTAAAGTTATAGACCCTACTTTAGGGTCACTCCACATACCTTTTATGCTTTCTTCTAAGTCTATAATTTCATCTTTAGTCTTAGCTTGTTTAGAGTTTTTATTTGCAAAACCATTAGGATTAATTATTATTTCTTCCCAAGTTTCTATTTTATTTTTTGCATTTTCTCTTTCTTTACGCCTTTGTCTTTCTCTTCCTTTAACTCTTTTATTTTGAATAAACTGTGATGCTTTAGTTTTAGCACCTTTAAGAATCATAAAACTCATTACAGCATCTATTGCAAATCTAGCTTTTTCTTTACGATCAGTAAAATTAAATTTAACTGCTAATTCTGAAAGAGTATCAAAAACAACATTTAATCCTTCTAAACCATCATTTAAAAGAGTATTATCTAAATCTAAAAGTAATTTATTTTTTTCATTAGTTGAATAGTCACTATTTATAATAGCCTTTCTAAAAATATTATCTAATCCATCACTAACTGCATAAAAAGATTGACTTAGAATTCCACCTATATGATTATCATCATAAGACCTAAGTTTAGCTAAGTCAGCATTTAATATTGCTTCATCAAAAGTTTTAGTAGTAGGATTAAAATATGCTGCTGCTGTTACTCCAAAAGTTTCACTAGCAAATCCAAAAAGATTAATAACAAATTCAGCTGTATCTTTTAGTTCAAATACAAAAGACGCAAAACTTCCTGATTTTCCTATAGGTTGTTTTTTATTAGCAGGTAATTCTGCAGCAAGTCCTAAACTATAAAATTTAATTTTAGGATATTTTTCATTTTTATTATCTGTATCTAATTTATTAAATAAGTTTTCAGTATTTAAACCTTTTAATTTTTCAGGTAGACTTTTAAAAAAAGGTACTAATACATCATCTACTATTTCACGATTTTCATGGGCTTCTTTTATTACTTCTCCTTCAGCAAGCTTATCAAAAAGATGTAGTGATGACAATGTATTATCAATCTCTTCTTCATAAGTCTCTTTAGGAATCTGAGTTACACGACTAAGAAACTCTCTTTGTTGTAATACCTCTAGTTCTCGTTCTTTGTCTTCTTTAATCCAAGTAGCTTCTTCTGCTCTACGTACTTCATCTACAGGTTCTGCTAGCATATCTTGATATCTAGACATAATTTCTTTTTTATCTTCTATATTAATGTCTGGATTATCTATTAAGTCTGGTAAAAACTTAGCATAATTATTTTGATATTGTTCAGTAAATAAGGCATCTTGTTGTTGTTTAGTTACATTATAAATATTATCAGACTCTCTTTGTAATAATGAACTATAATCTTCTACTTGTGATAAAAAAGAAGGTCCTATAGACTCATTAAGTTCTGTAGCACCTATCGCATATAGAGCTTTCTCATTAGCATCTTTTTTAGACATAGGTGTAGATTTAATAGAATCATCATAAGGAATGACAAAATCTTCTGAGAAATTAAAATTACCCATTAAGAATAGTTAGCCGATGAAGTTGGTGAAAAGGCTGTTTTAGTTGCTGGAGTTTCAAAAGGATTTGAAAAGTTACTAAAACCTCCTCCTGCTGTATAAAGATTTCCTCCCATTTCAGTTACATTTTGCCAGCCTTGCATTTTCATATTAGCTATACTACCTCTAGAAGCAGCATCTCCAATTCTTTGGCTTGTATTACTCATTGTAGTTCCTGATTCTTGTACACCCTTTAAATAGCTTTGTTGAGAATTAAAATCACTATTTAAATTATCTAAAGCATTAGCAAAAGCTGAAGTATTATCTATAGTTGCTCCTGAGTTACTTGCAAAAGATAGTATGTCAGCTCGTTTAACATTTGCTTCTTGTCGTAATTTTAATTGTTCTTTTTTATTTTTTGCTGCAGCAACCCTTGTTTTTTCTAAATTAAGTTGCTTTTCTTCCCTAGCCCTATCTTTTTCAGCAGATGCCATCTTTTTACCTTGTTTTCTTTGTTGAATCATACCATAGCCTGACATAGCTGCACCTACTATTGACATAACAACCATTGCTTCCATACCCATATTAAATCTCCCTTTTATTTATATTAAATCAGTTTGTACTAAATAAGCTCTTTTACCATTTTCTAAAATTACGTCTTTACCTGTATATTTGCAATTAAACATCTTATTAAATTTTAAAGATTTTTTATCTTGAACAGTTCCATAGAACTTAGTAACTCCAGCTTCTTTTAGATTTTTAAGTACTACAGCCCAGATTTTTTTATAACGTTTATATGTTGATAAAGACCATTCTTTACAATCCATATGCACAAGATAACCTTTTAATGCACTATCAAACCTAATTGTTATAAACCCATTTCCAGGTTCTTCATATAATAAAATTTCACCTATAGCTAAAGGTCTATCCAACGCTTTGACCTGTTACTGGTATAGCCCAGCCTAGTAACTTCATGTCTTTTCCTTCACTAGATTGTATTTTTAAACTCAATGCTTTACCTGTACCTCGTAATTTATTTTTAGTAACTACAACACTATCTCCTGTATCAAATTTATCTGTTGCTCCTGTAGGTATATAGTTTCTTAATAGTTTATAAGCCTCAAACTCATTTCCCCATTTACCCCCTGTTCCTGAATTAGCCCAATTCCATTGAGCTTGTATTCTACAAGAAGATTGATTATTTAAAGTAAAGTGTGCTCCTGTTCCTGAGCCAGCTGCTGTAAATCCATCTTCTGTTTTAGTTAAATAAACATATAGATAGGTAGCTTGTTTTTTTCTCATTACATCATCAAATAATTCATAACCTGTAATTAAAAAACTACTATAATTAATTCCAGGACTACTCTGTGTAACCCAATCTTTAAAGGTAGTATTCTGTGCTTTAGAGATAGTCCAAGAACTTCCCATCATTGTTAAATAACCAAACTGAGTAACTCTATTTGCTTCAATATCTTCTGTAACTATAACAGTACCACTAGATGTATGGGTAACTGTATCTGTACCAGCTACAACATCACTAGCTGCAGTTGATATAACATACCCAGGAATATCTATATAATCTGCTACAAAAGGTGAGTTTGGTATAGTAACATCTGGAATATCAGAAAATTTATTTAGATAAAAAGCACTTAATGTTAAATCTAAAACTAATTCTTTATTATATTTACTAATATAATTATTAGTACTATAAGTACTTAAATCATTAAATAACCATCTGACTCTATTCTCTTTTTCATCAAAGTAACCTTTACAATTATTTCGTCCTATATCAGGTATATTTAAAAACAAAGTTTGAATTGTTTTTAAAGAAACTGACTTTGCAGCATACCTAGCTGTAGCAGACTCTGGAGCTAACATATAAATACCAGCTTTTGACCAATATATAAAACTACCATTTACATCAATAATAGAATTTGGATTAGACACACCATTAGTAGATATCTTACTAACTTGGAAAGAGGTTGCAATAAACCCTCCAGTATCTCCATAAACCTCCCACACGCCGTTTTCTGCAAAAACTAATAGTGAGGACTGGCTAGCTACAATTTTAACTACTTTATTAATATCTGGTATCTGTATTGTTCCACCATCTGAAGATACTAAGTCATTTAAATCTGGATTAGTTGGATCTAAGTCTTGATAGCATTTTCCAAAGTCATCTTGATTTCTAATAATTTTACTAAAGAAAATAAAACCACTATAGTTAGGTGACTTTGAATCTCCTCCAGAAATACTAGAAGCTACTCCAGAATAAAAAAGTCTTTGAGCATAAGCTGCAACAGTAGAAATGTTTCCAGTTTCTTGATCTGTAGGTACTGGTATATCATATAAAGCTGATCTACTACCTCCTCTATTAAAAGCATTAATAATAGAACTACCTTTAGCAGTTTCAAAAAGACTAATAGAGTTTTTTTCTAAGTTGTTTGGATTATATTTTTCATATGTTTCTTCAGCAGCATTAGAATTTTTACCTAGAGTTGCATCATCAGCATTACTTGGATATACATCTAGTACATCTTTAGTATACTCAAGAGCATCAGGAAAAGCAGCACTATCTGTAACAATTTTTTCAGACCACCCTTGATTTCTAAGATTATACTTATGTGAATTAGATAGAGTTTCTGGTCTATTATCAATAGCTAAACCATCATTTACACCATAAATATCTCTTATCTCAAGAGTAATTCCTGCAGTACTAACAGCTTGACTAGAGGGACTATAAATTAAAACTACTGGACTACTTAAATCTGAACTTACAATAACAGCTTTATTATTTATAATATCAATTTCAATATCAGCATTACTTAGTCCTCCTAATGTAATAGGAGAACCACTATTTAATAGTGCTGCACTAGGAGAAGCAGCTAATAAATTAGCAAACCAGAACTTATTTTTAATACGAATAATTCCAATAGCTACTGTAGTATCTCCACCAGGAGATTCCCATTTATGAAAAGATTGTTTACTTGCTTGTAAATCTACAGCTGAAAACCCAGAAGCAACCTTAGCAAAACCATTTTCATAGTCTAATCCTAATCGTCTAGACCTAGAACCATCTCGATTTAAAACAAAGTTTTCTTCGTCAATAGAAGCATTTTCAGGGAAAGTAAGAGGACTTGCCTCAGTAACTAATCCTTGAATAAAGGTTCTATATACCTTTTCATTCTTTACAGCCATTTAAATTTCCTGAGATTTTTTTTCTTGTTTAGCGTAATATTTTTCTTTAGCTGTTTGTTCTATTTTTGTTTCTTTTAAACTTGATAAATATGTTAAAACTGCAGTATCTACTAGATTTAAAGATGTATACATACCTGATAATTCTTGAGGTACTTCACCACCACCAGACCATTGCAATATATAATGAGCTGTTCCTGGATGTATAAGGGCTTCGAGTTCTTTAGCTCCTTTAGTTTTATAAGTTCTTATTATATTTTTATCCATAGTTTTTTGATTTACCTTTAGTTTTTTTAACTATCTTTGTTTTCTTTTTCTTTTTTACTACTGGTGATTTATAATTCATTTTCTTTTTTTTCCCATATTGTTGAGCATTTATAAATGCAGATGTATTACCTGTACTTGCCATTTTTACTCCTAGTAATTAGGTTTTTTATAAGTCTTAGAGGTTCTACCATAGTTTGGATAAGTAATGCCATTTGCTATTCTCCAGGCTTCTTCACTCATCCTGCGTTTTTGAGTTATGGAATGTTTTTCAGCCTTTTGATTTGCCATTTGTTTAAAGGTCATAAATGCTGCAGATTTTGCTTCTGCTAATAAATAAGTAAACATTTGAACAGGTATATCTGGAATAAAAGTATCTGTCATAGTAAATGGAATTGACCTTTTTCCCCAACATTGTGTCTGACTATTTTGTAGATTATTCTCTAGAGTAGCCAAATAAGAATCAAATACTAAAGACTCATCATCAAAAGAGGTAAAGCATTGAGGTTGTTTATCATTAAGTATATTTAAACTAACTCCTGTGCTTATTCCATATCTAGTTGAGTCAACTACAACTTTTATATTTGCTGCAGAACTATCCCTATTATCTAATAACTCCATAAATTCTTCTGGAGTTTTATAAGTTACTTTTTTGTATAAATTCTTATCTGTACTTTTTAATTTACTATTATACTTAATCCATTTTAAATCTATAACTGTATCAGGTAGATTCATATGAGTAGGTCTATCTAAGGTTCCACTTGTAAACATTCTAAACATTTCATATAAAAAGGGATAGTCCCTTCCATCAATAATATTATAGTAAGAAGTTTTAATTATATTAGCTACTTGTAATGCTTCAGCACTACCATCTATTGAGTTTACTTGATCTGAATCCATATCAGATAAGATGTCTTGAGTCATTTCAAGTAATGTCATTTTAGCCATAATTTATCCTATGTAGCAGTTAATGTTAAACCTACTTTTTGAAATATCATATCACCATTTGCTCCTGTATTATGAGCATAGATTTCAAAGTAGTCATTAGTAGCAGCATTATAAAAACATGAACCTGAAGCTTGAGTTACATCGCTTGTAACACAAGTTGTTAATACTTGAGAACCAGCTATAACAGCTCCATTTCTATGTACTGCAAATGTTATCTCTCTATCTGCTCCTGCAGCTTGTTTTAAAGATACATCAAAGTCAAGCTTAACAACTGCTGTAAGACTTCCAGTATACGTTAGTCTTGCTGATGTTGCCTCAGTAACTAGACTCCCTAGTCCAGAAGCTATTGTTGTTGGTGCTACTTTAGCAGTAGAACTACTATGTGCTAAAGTGTAAGGAGAAGCTATATTATAAAAATAGAACTTTCCTTTTGGTAAAGCCATAGTGCTTGTAGTCAGTGTTGACCAAGCTCCTGAAGCTGAACCATTAGCAACATAAACTTTATTGGCAGCAGCTGCGGCTACACCTTTAGGCTCATGCAGGTCAGTGCCAGTAATTAATTTATGTTGTATTGTCATTTTATTTCCTGTATTAAATTAGGGGTAAGCCCCGAAGGGCTCACCGAGGTATTACTTATTACACATTTCCATTATAGACATATGTAACTCTTAACCTAGCTGACCCAGCTGTAAGCGTACCAGTTTGAGCTGCTACTGTTACTGAAGCTGCTGATGTACCTACTGATTTACCAATAAATACTCCTGCGCCTGTAATAACAGCACCTTTAGTTAATATCAATGCATTAGTACCCTGAGCTTCATCTACTAATCCGTTAGGATCTGTAGTTGCTCCTACTATACCTGCTTGCATTGTAGGTGTACTTCCACCAGCCCAAGCTGTAGTAATATAAATTACTGCAGACTTAATCATGGCATTTGCGGGTAGTTTAAATGTCAGTGCAGTAGTTCCTGCAACTGGCAAGTTATCGTATGAAAAATCCCATTCCGCTGTTTTAAGTAAACCTTGCTTTGAACTTTCTTGACCACCAAATTGCCCATCTGTAGTACGAGGACCATAATGAGTAGCCACATTTCTTTTACCGCCGACTTCGTATCCCATTATATTCTCCTAGTATGCAGCATGATCAGTGATGATCACACCTAAAGTGTCAAGACGTTGTGCGCCAAAGCCATAACGAGTAGTAACTTGATATTTATCAGCTCTTTCCTCATTATCTCTCCAACCTTCTGTCTGCGGAGCACGTCTCCATGCATGCATCAGTGGTTTACAAGAGTCATCAGCAACACACATAAACACGTTAGCTTTATTACCTACTACTGAAATATCATCAGCTAAGCCATAATCAGAAGCATTAATATCTTCTGCTGCAGTAACTGAGAATAGGAAGTTAGATGTATAAACATCAAAACCCATAATATTTCTAACAAATTTATGATCTCTTGCAAAACCTTCATTTAGAATACCCTGGAATTGCGGAGTATTATCAACGACTGTTTGTAAAGAGATTAATCCGTTTAAAGTAGCCTCAACAATAGGATCAACAATTGCAATCCTACCACCTGCAGGAACATTAGCTTTATCAAAAGATAACTTCATTGCTACAAAGTCAGATAAAGTAATTTTCCTAGAAGTACCACCCGAACCACCAGCAACCCAACGATGTGGGCGACCATTAACTAAGTTAACAGCTCCTGCGGTTTGTGCAGCATTTGCTACATTTAAAAATTTAGTCTCATGGTTTTCACCAAGAGCTCTAGTTGATTCCATAGCTCGCATTGACATTAGAGTGTCAATTTGAGAACCATCTTCACGAAGGTCATCTGTAACTTTCCATGCATCACCAACGTAGTCAGTAATAGAAAGTGTTAGAGTACCAGTGTCAATGTCATGGAAATTTAATGGTGTATCCTCAGCTGCATCTTGTAATGAGACTGTACCAACTGTTTTAACGTTTAAAGTTGTACCAGAACCAAAGTCTGTTACATCTCTCCACATACCTTCAGGTAATAGATAGTCATGTAAATTATCAAGAATAAACTGCGAATACTGTTGCGATTCAATAAACGCTGTTGTGTTTCCAGTATTAGCCATAATTAATTTTCCTTATAAAATTATGTTTGTTGTTTAATTTTCTCACCTGCAATTTTCCAAGCAGCAGCTAAATCTTTTGTTGTAGCACCCTGTTTTACACGGGATGTCAACTGAGAGTTATCTACGGACTTGTTTTCTAGAGCATTAGTATTAACATTCCCAGAAGAACTAACTGGTGTTACATTAGTTGTTTCTATTCCTGCTAATTTTAATACAGCTCCAGGAGAAGTTGCAGAGAGCTTATTTAGTTGTTCTATGGATATGCCTGTGTCTTTAGTAATTTTATTATATACAGATTCTGCTGCTTCACCAAACTGAGCTGTAAACTTTTCAGATACAGACTTAGTATTTTGAGTAGCCGTTTGTTGCATAGTTTTATTATCTAAAGCTTGATTAACAAGCGCCATAAGGTTATCTTGATTAAGTACAGGTTCTTGAGGGGTAACCTCAGAAGGCTGTGCTCCAGACTTAAGTTCATCTATAAGTTCCTGAGTAGTTTGTCTCTTGGTTAGTTCTTCTTTTACAGAAGCAAGTTCAGACTCTAAAGTTTGAATATGCTGTTGTGCATGAGGAACAGATCTAAGAGCTTCTTCTGGACTCTGGTACTTTTTGCCTTCACCAACTAATTCTTGAGCCTCTGTCGGAATTTCAAAAGCTGCTGGTTTAGTATCTGTTTGTATAGCTTCGTTTGTACTCTGCTCTACAGGTGTTTCCGTTGTTTCAGTTGTTACTTCATCCATGTTACTTATCTCCTTGGTCAGGTATTAAATTGTTTACTTTATGTAAAGCTTTCTGAATACCAAGCTGATAGGCTTGGAACTCAGACCAACTAGGTAAAGAAAAATTATCTTCATCAATACTTTTTCTTCTAGCTAATTCTATTTGTTCTTCTAAATAACCTTTAAGTAATTTTAAAACTTCTTTTTTAGTTAAAGTCTTACCTTTCTCTGATTTTAAATCTATCATACTAATATTATATCACAGTTTCCTTTAAAAGTCAAGTTTATTATAAAGGTTCTATAGGTTCATCAACTTCTCCAAGCCCTGCTTGTTCTATAGAAGCATCTATTAAACCCTCTTCTAGAGGTGCTTGCATTTCTTGTTGACCTTGTTGTTGAACTTCAGCAGCTAGTTTTTGACTTTCTGCTTGTTCAAATATTGCAACATTATCTTGAATAAAGTCAAATTTTTCAAAGCCCATATACTCTTCAACCATTTGAGCTAATTTTTTAGCTGATATATGAGGACCAATAATTTGTCCTAAAGGACTATTAAAGATACCTAGCATATTTTGTATTAATTGAGCTCTAGTAGCATAATGCCTTGCTCCTATAGGACGTAATTTGCCTTTAGCAGTAATATCTTCTTTAGTTATAGATATAAAATCAACTACTCCAAAATCATCATCCATTACTTTAGCTATTTCTACAACATCAAGATTACGTCTAGCAGATTCTAACATGTTATTTAAAATAGGCTCTAAAAATTCCATTTCAAACTTTTTAATTTTGTTTTGGAAGATTCGTCCGGCTGCATTTTGTAATTGTTGTACTTCAAACGCAGTCTTTTCACCAGGAGTTCTAATACCCATAGCTTCTTTAGGAGCTCCAGCCATTTCTTCCATTAGTGCTAGTAAACCCATTATCTCGTTATTAACTTGAAAAGCAGCAGGATTAGGAGGAAGCATCTCTACATTACCATCTTCTGGTATATGTATTGTAGCTTCTGGTCCCCATTCAAATGGTTCTACATCACCTGTAATTTTAATTGGTGGATGAATAGTTAAGTCTAAAGCATCTGCTTTAAGATTTTCTAAATGATCTACTCTATATTGCATACCTACTAAATTATCTAAAGGACCCATTGCATATAAGTTATCTGGACGTTCTCTCCAACCAACATGTACTTTATTATCTGTTCCAGTATAAGCAGGATTTTCTATATTTCTAAGTATATGTGTTCTATCAACAATTGTAATTAATCTATTTTCAAGAAGTTTATCATTTGTTTCATCATAGATATCCCCTTCAAATTCTAATAGTTCTATAGTTCCTGATTGATAGTATTCTTGTAATGTTCCAAAACCATCTACTATATAAGGATCTGCTTTATTAATATCTTCCATTCGAAAAAGACTAATAGACTTTCTAACTTTAATAACATCATCAAAAATAGTTGGATTATAATTTAATTCTGGTTTATTTTGAATATCTTTTTTAAGTTCTCCTATAGTTTTTAAATACCTAGTAAACTTAGGAGACTCTTTAAATGAAACGGCTGTTGGATTAAAAACAATATCAAAGGGAGAGATTCTAAATAGTTTAGGACCTTTAAATGTAGAAACCTCTTCTTTGGTTATAGAGTCAATATGTTTTTCAACTACGTAATCAACTCCAGCAAACACATTACCATAGTCAATATAATCATAAACTAATTTTGAAATTGTAGATTGAAAATCAGACTCTTTTAATTTAGTTTTTAAATAAGCTTCTATAGCTTTACGTTTTTTTACAGTAGACCCTTCATTAGAGTCTCCTTCCCATTTCATCCAATTATCATTTGGAAATAACGCATCCATATAATTAGCATGAAGGTTGTCTCTAATCTGAGTAAGCTTAGGTACAGTAGTTTTGTTCTTCCAGGGAAGTTTTGCATTTGTTGTACTTGTTGTATCAGTAGCAAATAAATAATTACGTAGTTCACGCCATTCAACTTCTTTACCATTACGTTGAATCCACCATTGGTTATAGAGTCCTGCAAGTTGCCTTGCAAAACCATCTTTATGCAACATTTCTTTTAGTTCTGCTACTCTTCCTGCCATAATTTTTCCTTAATAAGAAACTCCACCAAATCTGGAGTGAACTGATATATTTGTTACATTATTTAATCTTACACTTGCTCTTAATTTTGGTGCTATTGAGATACTCATTGCATTAGATAAAGCGTCTTTAATATCATCATGAGGAGGATGTACCATTATTAGCTCTTCTTCTAATGATTGACAATTACCACCTTTATAATGCCAGACTTGTAAATTATCATACTTAGGTTCTAGTACAGCTCCTACTCGTTGTGCTTTATCTCCTAAGTGTCTAGTAGGTCTAAATTCATCTATTGCTAAAGGAATACCATTAGGTTTAAGATAGCTATCTTTTAATTCTTTTACAATAGTTTGTTGTGCTACTGTTATCTCTGCCCTTATCTTTCTGAAGCCCCATTTTTCCCAAGCAGTTACTATATGTTTATAGTAGTCTACAATTCTTTCGGTTTTAAATCTATCTATATCTAATACATAATAATTAGCTTGATGGTCTACACCAATAATTACTAAAGCAGTATAATCAGCTTGTTTTCTTAAAGAGAAAGCAAAATCAATAGCAGCATAAACATTTAGTTTTCTATCCCTTATAAACCAATCACCTTCATTATTAGTTAATACTTTTCTATCATAATATTGAAAGTTATCAGAGTTAATTCTAGCAGTTTCGTTTGTATTAGGATCATTATAATATTGAGCAAAGAACTGTGTTGTATCTATATATTTAGCTTTTATCCTAGATAATTCTTTAGCATCAAATCCAAAAGCTTTACCATCAGATCTTGTTTTTTTAGCCCAGAGAAACTCACCATCTGTTTCTACAACTTTTTGAAACAACTCATATACTTCCTCTTCTTTTTCAAGTTCCCCTTCATCATCATAGTGAACCTCTTTCATATTAATCATTGTATCGTAAATATCACGTGGATGATAACGTGTTCCAACTACCCATTCTTGAGCTCCTGGATTTTCAATAGAAGCTAATTGAGAATAAGCATTTCCTACTTTTTCTCTGCCTTCTGATGTATAGGCATTACCTGGTACAACAATGTCATCAAGTACGACAATATCTGCGTGGAAGCCTGTAGTATTACTAGTAAGACCA